GCAAGGTAATCAACATCAATGCCGTCATAGGTGATATCGGCTGCCGTCCCTAATACATGTTGAGAATTAGACACACCGCCTACTTCTGCATTATGTTCAGGGCAACGGTAGCCACTATTGATATATAACGGAACCCCTAAACGTTCACGAATTGCGTCTAATAAGTCCACTAAACGCTTGTCGATGATATGGTCTAACTTATTGTGTCCAGTCTCATCGACTTCATGTCTATTACAACTGCAAGCAAACTCATAATCCTCAAAATATGCACCGATTTTCATTATATACACCTCTTTCAAATTAAAAGAGGGCTACTATATGCAGCCCTCATACAAAACGTTATTTCTTTAATAATGCGTCGACCTTGCTTTGCACTAATTCCAATAGACCTGAAATAGTACTGTTGCCACCGTCTCGCATATTTTCCAATATAGAAAGGAATTCGACGGAGCCAAGATATAGCCACACCAAATTGACTGCAAACGCATAATTGCCGGCCATAAAGTCAAAGCACCATGCACCGGCAGTAGCTAGGCAATATGTTAATACCTTTGTTACAAAAGGTTTTCGCATATGCTTGGAGGATATAAGCCCTTTCCCCCATGCAGCAGGAATTGCAATATACTTATCTGAACCACTAATATTGTCAGGGCTAGCCCCTAAATCTATGAGCATTTGGTAACTAATGGCGGCCCATTTAGTGATTAGATCTAAAAAGACAAGCAATATGAATATACCTAAAACCTGTACATGTTTAAGTCCTAACATGTAAATGCCAACTTCTGCTATTACCGCCAACAAAGCCTTGATTGCGAATGACTCTGTAAGTGTTCGCCATGCGTCACATAAAAAAATCGTTAATTCTTGCATTGCGTTCACCTATTATAAATGGTCGACTGTATCACCAGTATTTACATATTTGTGTTGACTGTCAGACCATTCAATTTGAGATGATGTAAATCGAACATCAGATGTGCCATATTCTACGCTTCCGAGCTTAACAGATAAATCATACTTTTCGTTATTTTCAAATGTTAAATTCTTAGGGTTATCAACTAAAATCGGAATATTACCAATAGGATTGTCAGATACGTCTTTAACAGAGTAACTTCTACCGTACCAAGCACCAATTTTAAGAACCGTCGGACGACTAGCCTGAATCAAGATATTATCGATTGCAGATACTTGCCATTTACCCAAGAATTTAAAATTATGTTCGAAATCGCCATTAAAGTTAACTGCCTTAATTTCTAAATTACGACCAAATAGTGCATATTTAACGCCATTTTCCTCGTAAGTTTCATCTGGCGTTCTAGTACTTTCAACAATGCCAGCAATTACTGTTTCGCTAACTTTTGCACCTGTGAAATTGTGATAAGTGAGATTTATATCATCTTCACCTATTGGCGGAATGGTAACAGTGCAAGCCCCAGTACTGTCTAGCGTAAAAGGTGTATCGTTACCGACCACCTTAACGCTGTAATGAGGCTCGCCTGTTACTGCTACAACCTGTTGCCCTTGGATAACGCTAGGCACTGCCAATGGCTTAAATTCTGTTCTAGGGAACGGCTTACCCATATTACCGATTAAGGCGGTGAGTACATCGTCAATTTCGGCGCTTTCACACCATACGTTACCTTGTAGCAATAGCTGATGAGCATTATCTGCCGTGGCACTTGTACCGTCTCGCCCGTCCTCGCCTTTATCACCTTTAGGGCCTTTCAAGGCCTCTAATTGCTCTGGCGTAAAATCCTCATATCGGAATGGGTCGCCTTTTGGACCTTGCGTTCCTTGTTCGCCCGGTAATCCTTGCGCCCCCGGAATAACAATATCAATCACTTTCGGAACCCTTGCTTTAACGTTCACATATTCAAAGTTATTTGTATCTTCCATAATTGCACCCCCTAATGTGCTGAAATATCATGAATGAATTTCATATCACCCATTACGATTTTAATAAATTCGTTCCCATGAATAAGGAACACATCATATTGACCGCTCCTATAATTGCGGCCTATATTCTTAGTTGCCTCGGCGGTGATTGTGCAGTACACAATATTCTCATGAATTACACATTCAGCCTCGGCCAATAGTTTGCCCTGCACGCTCCGCACTTTCATAATTGCCGTGCAGTTGCTTAAATCAAAATCGGCACTGACCTCGTAACCTCTACGATAATCAGCGCCGATGTGTAATGTTTCTGGCTCATTTCTGATAAAGTTCATATGCACCTCGCTATTAGATCATCATTATTTCAATAGCTGGAATATTTTGAGTTCCGTCAAGTTCGCAAATCAATACTTGCGTTGTTGTGATTGAGTTTTGTCTAATAACTCCGCCAGCATTTCCGCCGTACGTTGTTATAATGTCAACGCCGTCGCCGTCCCAGCTAACTTTATGAGCCATAAAGCCACTATCCGAGCCGATAGCCGCCAACGGATATGTAAAACTCAATCCAGCTTTTTTAATGCCTTGAAATTTGACCTTGCCGATTTCGTACTCTTCCTTAGACAAGAATGTAGCAGGGTAGTCCTTATGAATGACTAATGCTAATCGCATTGTTAATAAATTGCTGTTAAATATAACGTTGCCATTCTTATCGTATATTTCCATGCCATACTTATCTGTTTTAGGCATTTTGTTAGAAAACACATACACTTCCATAGTGTCGGCAATCTTGCGAATATTTTCAAGGCTATCCGTTTCAAAATCAATTCGTAAGTAATTCGTCCATTTCCCAACACGAGTAGGGTGGTTCTTATTTCTCGTTTCCGCAAGTTCGATATTCTTGATAGGTGAGTTTGTACTCATAGCATATACATATTGCTCGTTAGCTTGTCGTTGCAAGATAGGAATATATAAGTTTGCGTGGTATCTGAGTCCGTTTTGCAAGTCTTCGACACCATAGGTAATCCCATCGCCATTATACAGATAACTTGCACCATGCTCTATTTCTTGAAAGTTTTTAATTGGTATATTTTTTAAGCTGATTTTATGTTTTAAATATAGACAACTGTCTGTGTCGTTAATTGTTACTATGCTATTGTTATTATGACTTTCAAAATGTTTCATATTACATCACCCCATAGATTAATGCTACTTTACAAGGTTTATTGACGTTATAAGGTGCTTTTAAATTCCACGAAATTTTACCACCCTCAACAACAATATTGTAATTAGGCCCGAATCCATATAAATAGTCGTCATTATCGCCTGCATACGAATTCAAGAAATACCATATATGCTGGTCTTTGCTCAATTCGACTGTAGCACTACCGCTATCCTCAATCACATCGAAACGTTTAACCCCAGATACTTTTGTTAGTCTATCCGTTAAGCTGACAATTTGAACGCCGTTCTTATTAAATACTTGTAATCCAGCTGGCATGTTATTTTCACCCCCATGCTTAAATATTCGCTTAAATAACTTCTTGAAAAATGTAATTATTCCCATACACCTAACCTCACTCGCAATTGATTGTCATCGTCATATACTTCAATAAGATTATCGCTAATTTCAACCCTTGCGCCACTCGTTTTAGTTCGCAATGTGCCGATCGTTGCGGTGATAGACGAAAGGCTATCCACCTGCATTTTATCAGCAGTAACAGCCTTAGCCTGTATCATGCCCTCGGTAATGATGTTCTTATCAAATAATGCGTCGCCAGTAACATGCAATAATTTGCCGTCAATGCGTGTACCTGCTGGGCTTAGATTGATACGGCTCACCAGTTCCGCGCCGTCAAGGCTGTTCATAGCCTCTGTTACTTTTAACTCAATACCGCTTGAAATCTGCGTGATTTGTGAATTTACGTTATTTTGATAATCGCTCAAAGTGCGTTGATAGCCTTTGTCCAAATCGACTATACGGCTTTCAAATCCGTTTATGCTACCCTTAACCGTTCCAACTTCGCCCTGTAAATCGTTTATTGCTTTGTCGATACTATCTAGGCCTAGACCTTCCATGTCAAGTAGGGACTTATCGATTTTAGCTTTGATTGTCGCTAGTTGCTCATCACTTCTAGGGCCTTCACCGAATAGATCTACAAACGCAACCTGTACTGTATGAACGCCACTTTCCAAAGGTATTGTTGCTACGTTTGTTGTGAAGAAATATCGCGTACCGTCAACGTAAATATTAACGCCCTTACAACCTAACTTGATAGTATCGGTAGTAATACCAATGCCATTAATCAAACTAACTATTTTGATAGTAGATGGTTTAGGTGGAATAGGTACGTTATATGTCAATTCTGCCGGAGCGCTATACCCCTTTGTAGGGTTATGAGCATATAAATATACTTTTGCACTCCGTTCTGTTAATAGAGTGCTTAAAGTAGTATTATTGCTTTTACCAATTAGCCCATACTCTTGACCTGGGTGCAGATCATATCGCAATTCATAAAAATCAATATCAGCGTTACGCACCTCTAACCAATTAAAGGTGGCAACATCACCAAACGAAACACCAAGCCCTTGCGGAGTATTAGGCACTTCTGATTTGAGCTCAACTAATACAGATTTGATAATGCCTTGTGAGTAGTTTCCGTGACGGTCCTTTACCTTTAATCGCACCTCATATGTATGGCCTAATTCACAACCACTAATAACGATTTGATTATCACCATTACCGCCATACTTCCATTCGTTTGTACCTTCACGATACCATGCTTCGACAGTATCAAATGTATTAATAGTTGGTTGAGTAAATTCAGCTACTACATCAAATGACAATACACCATCGCCAATTTCGTAATATTTAGTAAATAATGCTAAATCGCTTACTTCCGGAATATAGTATGGTGTGATTGTATATGGGTATGCTTGTACCTCATCTAACCCTTGTTCGTTAGATCCATACATATTGAACGATGTAAATTTAAAATATACCTGCTTTCCGATATCCTCTTTACGATACGGAGCATGATATAACGCCTCGTCAACTCTTACGAACCTAGCACCAGCATTGTGCGTTATATCGTTGGTTCCATACTGACCGCGTATAATTCCACCCAAAGCATAATCGCCATTAAGCTGCAATTGAGCTGTTTCATAAGATAGGCACTCGCCGTCAACCCAGCATAGAGTGTTGGCTCGTTCAGCATCAACATGACTGCCCCCTTTTAATGCTCCTTGATTGATTATCACATTAGCGGTGTTGCTTCCTTGTGTTAGGTTCGTTTTAAGCCTACCCATTCGAGCTTGTTGCGAGATATTGCCAATTCGTTTATAGTTTTCGTTATTGTCCGACAACCATATAGAACAGCCTCCCCAGTTAGGCTCTGAATTAACACCGATATATAATTCATTGCCCCCTACATCACCTGGCGTTTGAATAATAGCCACGTCATTAACACTTGGAGCAGGCACATTATAATCAATAAAAGGTCGTTCGTTTTCATGAACATTATACTTAGCCGGAGCATATGTTCCTGGTGGTTTTCCTTCCGCTGTAATTTCAAGTTGTCCATCTGCAGCTTCTGATACTGACGTTATAACTACGATTTGCTCACGCAATCCGCATAACTCATCTGTGATTGTAACTAGGTCGCCTGGTTCCAATCTACAAAATGCCCAGTCGAGATGGAACGTATATTGGTTTTTTGCGTATAGTCGTTTCATCGCTAATTGCTCTGCATAGTATTGAGCCCTAGCCTTAGTATAAAGATAATGGGCTGACTTTTTAGAGGCTGGTTTAAGGCCATTCTTTTGCACGTCTGCTACTACCTCGAATGATACTGTTTCTTTTTCATAACTATTGGCGCGATTAATGAACTCAACTGTTGCCTGATTATATGTTTCTGAGCTATCTTTTCGCTTATACACAATAAGTTGTCCGTCGCTAGCTGGAATAAGATCATCTGCTGTTAAGTTATATTGAATTTGATTAGCTGGCGACCAATCGCCAATAGGCTTATCGGCTAATGGTACAATTTTCAAACGGTCTGTAGACCAAAAAACAAGGCTGTTTGTAATCTCAGCTATATCATTAATTACAGTTTGAGCCTTTGAGCTTTTACTGTCCGGAGGTGTACTAATTAGAATATCAGCTGCTTTACAATAAGCACGATAATTTTCTAATCCGTCTATACTTACATCATCAATGCCGATAGACTTTAGCACATGCACAATATAATCGGCAGGGTTTACATCAATACCGTCGCCAGTATCTAATAGCTTACCTCTAATTTCAAAATTAAATTGAGGTAGGCTACCTCGCTCCCCTAAATCAACCACTCCAGCCATATATGCCAAGCCACTATAAGGCAATGCCTTTTCAGGGTGCTTGGATAAAACATAAGGCCATGGAGTTTGTCCATAATCGCCATTATATGCCGTCAGTTCGATTTTTTCGCTCGGATAGGTATATATCTCCTTGTCTCGCCAAACCTTCCCTATGCCAGCGATAGGACCCTCACATAAGCCAATAGCACATGCAACAGTATAGGTATAGGTTATTTCAGTATGCTTTGAACCGCCACCCTTACCAGTTCTTGTCGTACTGCGATGTTCATGAGGTGTGAAATCGTCGTAGTAAATAATATTGCCACTCAATCGTGTAGTGCCTAACACTTCAGGCACTACCTCGCCATATGAAGCACTGTTGATTTGAAAATCAGCAATCATATCGGCTCGATTAGTGGTGTTCTTACCGCGATTAAATAAAAAACCCATTATTTACCACCTTTCCTGAAACGATATACAGCACGCAAGCGACTTTTTCCTTTTGCGTCATAAAATAATACATCGTCAATAGATGAAAGAATAACGCCCAAGTCAACGAACGCATGAATTACTAAATTGTTACCAATATAAATGGCACCGTGAGAAATGCAACGCCCATATTGGTATAGTAGAAAATCACCGATACGAAGATCGTCAATAGCCACCTCGTCTGCTACTTGTTTGACATACTTTAGGTACTTCTCTTCTGAACGATGTAAATGCCATTCATTGGAATAGTTTTCGATATTGAAATCCTCAATATTCATTAGGCCACTATCAACTACTGCGGCCACCAATAAATATGAACAGTCTACCCCTTTACCTTTCACCATAGCGTTATTTTGATATGGAGTTCCTAGCCATTCACATGCAGCATTTGCTATGCGTTCACCTGTTGTTAATTTCATCGTATCGTCTCCTTTAAAGGAACATAAGGTGTCGCCCTATTCCGACTAAAATTATTGAATTTATTCTTACAAGTAGTCGGTGTTTTGTCGCACCCTGGATAGATATAGGCTACATCACCAATACGAGGTGATGTGTTTGTAGCACTCATATAAATAATAGTGCTATTTTTACTATCCATAATTTGCGTTGCTTGCCCTGCTAATGGTCCGCTTATCCATTCCATGCCACCTGCTGTATAATAACCGTCCTCAAACGGTATATCGATTTGCACGGTATTTGTACCAGTAACAGCCGTTACTTTTGCTTTCTTGCGATAAGCCTTAATATCGACACCGCACTCTTTCGAATAGATACTATAAGGACATTGAGGGTAATATCTTCGGTTCGGATATTCTATATTGAGCTTTTGTACAACTGACTTTGCACTAATTTTCAATATAAAGCCACCGCCCTGTGTTACTTCGCATATTCCATGAAATAGGTCTATGCACTCAATCACCTTGCCAGCATCGTCAAAAAAGGCACGGCGTAGATCAAGTGTTGCACCGTCTAAACCGCCATTATGAGCGACTTCCAATACAGGCACACCACCAATTTGGTCGCTTTGGTTAGCAGTAATGGTTACGCTTAATTTATCAACGCTAACAGTACTGTTCGTAGCTATTTTTTCACGCGTAATAATAGGGCCATCACCTTTATAAGTGTGGCCCCCATAATTTACATCTGCATCGGTATCAGCCCAGTAATAGCTGATACCGCTTTTTAGTTTTAGCTCGTATAAATCACACGACAAGAATGATTGAGATGTGCTTAAATGATTACTTAAAATCTGTCCGACTTCCTTCATTTACTCACCTCACTGTTACCAATTTAAAAGACTTAGACTTGAAGATGTCTTTATAAATGATTTCGTCCGTATAATCACCGCTGAACATTACTTTCCAATAATATGTATAGTCAGCAGTAATAATCGCAGTCGGTGCTACTGTTACCCCTTGTGCTAATCTGATTACGCCCTTATCAGATACAGCATTTATCGGTGTTCCATTAGCATATAATTTTAGGTTTTCGATATGTGCTACCGGTTCCCTAAAATCACCATACAAACGAACTGCTTGCCATTCAGATTGAGCTCCAGTGCCTAAACGAATGCCCTTTTCCTCAAAATCTTCTGGATCCAACCAAAGAAAAGGAACTGTACCGCCTTTTACTTTTGCATAGAACCCCATAATTTGCTTATGTTCCTCTGGAGTTAATATTGCAAATTCAGTAGTGATTGTATATTGCGGATACTGCCACGTTGTCATGGTACGCACCCGACCACTCCCAGTACGCTTTATTTTAGTATCCCATTTTTGAGCTTTCGTAGACTTCCACGCAAGGGATTTGATATCCGGAAATTTAATTAAATCTGCCATGCTACCACGTCCCCTCCGTTGCTATGAATTCCCTATCTTGGTTAACTAAAAACTGTCTTAGCGAACGTCCTGCGGAGTTTTCGAGCCATGTTCCAAACGATTGGGCGTCCATAGCAGATACGTTAAACGTAATGCTACCAGCACCGCCACCATTGGCACGAGCTATACCGCCACCAATTTCGTCGTATGTACTTTCACTCAAAGGCAATATAGCTTCTTTGTATTTGCCTTCGCCAATCTCAGCATAAGTCGAGCCATAAGCCACACCACCGCTTGCCAATTTAGGCAATGATAGATTGCTACTGAAGCCACTTGAGCCTGAATTAAACATACCGGAGAACGCACTTTGTGTAGCTGTTTGAGCTGCACCAGCTGCTGTGTTAGCACTCCATGCAGCCATACCAGCGATAGCACTTGCACCAAATGTTGCCATACTAACTTGTTGAGCCAATGCACTCCAAGCCGGTAATTGAGCATTAGCTGCAGCAATACCAGTGGCAGATTGTTGAGCCGCTAGCATTTTACCAAAGACTGCCTGTTTAATTTGACCGGCTATCCATTGTGCTACGCTATCTGCAATAGTTTTGAGTATTGCCTTACCTAAATTTTGAAATGTTTGCATTAAAGTTGTAGTGCCTTGAATAAGCCCTGAAATAGATCCTTGTAAGCTATCCATGCCAGCGTTTATAGCGTCAAACAATACTTGTTGGCCGTTCATATGAGCGTCAAATGCAGCTTGTTTGTATTCTTCAAGTAACGACTTTCGCAAGTCATAGTTTTGTTGCATAGCGATATATTCATCATTCAATGCAGTTTGTAAGGCTTCAAAGTTTTGAGTACGCATGGCGTCTTCGATTTTATATTTTTCGTCTTGCAACTCGGTTTGAAGTTGTAATGCCTTTTTTTGATACTCTTCTTGTTTAGCCAACAATTCTGCATTTTTCATGGCCTCAAATGAGATTTGTCCATCACCAGTAAGTTGGAATGCAATGCCTCGTTCTTTCAACTTATCAATATAATGTTGCTGTTCCATGGCGTCCATTTTAATGAACTTATCGACCATTTCTGCATACTTATCTTCGATTGTATCGATAGCGTCGATATAATCCTTAGACAATTGAACGGACGGAGATACGCTACCAGTACTGTCTTTATCAGCAGTATTGATAGCGAATTCTTTTTGCATATCTCGAATACTTGTTTCAATAGCACGAAGTTTTGTAAATTCCTCTTGCTTAGCCTTGATACGCTTATCAGCATAAACATCGTTAAGGTTCTTTAAATCTTCTTGATAATTAGCGTTAGCACTCTTTGATTTATTGAGCTCATCGAGTTCCTTTTTGTATTGCAATTCGATTAGTTCGACTTGATTGCCTTGCATTTCCAAGAATGATTGCAAGATTTTTTCGTGGACCTCTTTGGCCTCTTTTGCAAGATCCTTTCCGGAGTGGCCTTTACCACCTCCGCCACCTTTTCCACCTTTACCGGTGCCAGCGGAACCGCCATCATCACCGCCACCACCGCCAACGTCTAGGCCTGTATCACCGCCACCGGATAACCCTTGTGTTATTTGCGAAGCCATATTAACGCCAGTATTTACAATATCTTGTGCCGTTTCAGCACTGATTGTATCAACTTGTTGAATAGCAGTAAAAGATGTACCAAAGAATTTTGCGACTTTATCACCTACACTGTTGAGTTTTGCAATTAACCAGTTAAGCCCTTCGATAATTTTATTCACACCCCAAACAGCGGTGTGCACAATAGTTGAAAATACAGAGCTTAACGTATTACCGAACCCATTAGACGCAGCAGATGCAGTCGCAAACACACCGACCAATGTCATTATGACGGATATTAATATTCCGACTGGGTTTGCCTTCATTACAACGTTTAATACACGCTGAGCAGTAGCTGCAGCTATCGTACTACTTCTCAATGCTAGGAATAACGATTTAAGGACAGTTGTCCCCATAGTCAGTGCGCCTATTGATAAGATAGTACCTTGAATGGCTACTTTAACAACAGTCATTGCTACCGCATAAGCCCTTGTTGCAATCGCAGAAGCTACTTGTGCCGTTTTCAATGCTACGGTTTTAACAGTCAATGCAGCAGTTTGAGCGCTACATAATGCGACAGTCGCTTTATACGTAATAAACGCAGTGGTAACACCTACAATGGCAGTGGCAACCCCTGGCATGGCGGTCCTAAATAGATTTGCAAAGCTCGTAACAATATTTTTAGCTGTACCAATTACAACTGATAACGCACTAAATGCACCCCTTACAGTAATAATGGCTGCTTGTGCAGCAGTACCAACCAAACGAAAGGCAATAGACAACCCAGCAAGTGCATCGTTCAATACACCTGAACTTGTCATGTTGCTTATTTCTTCCATAGCCGGTTGAAATGCAGCTATTAATTCATTCTGAACTTGCGTTCCTATATCTTGGAACGTCATAGGAATTTCTGCAAACTTAGCATTTGTTTCTTCTGCACTATTGAATAAGGCTTCCTTGATAATGTCAGCAGTAATGAGCCCTTGCGAACTCATTTCCTTCAATTGACCTACAGTCAAGCCCATTTCACTGGCAATAGATTGTGCCAACATCGGAGCATTTTCCATGATTGAGTGGAATTCGTCCCCTTGTAGCTTACCAGCTGCCATTGCTTGCGTTAACTGGTACATAGCTGATGTTGTTTCTTCAACGCTAGCACCGGAGATTTTGAATTGCTTATTTAACTGTTCAACAAAGTATATAGCCTCATCATTTGAGCTGAAAGCGTCTTTTGCAAGCATATTCAACTTAGCCACACTATCGGCCATATCTAAATAGCTACCACGAGAACGGTTAGCTGCACTATAAATCTTGTCCATAATTTCAGCAGTAGATTGACTGCCGTCATTAATTAGATTGATACGTGCCCTAATTTGTGTAAGTTGGTCGGTGGTTTGAACAGCACTAACTGCCATATCTTTCATGGCACGCCCTGCAGCTTCAATACCTATTGCCGCAGCACCAAATGCAGCACCACTTTTTGCGGCATTCATAATACTAGGAATTTCTATACCGAAGATCTTCTGTGCTTTGCTTTTAACAGCTTCCATCGAAGCAGTAACGTCTTTACCTAGCGCGTTTTCCGCTTTCTTAGCTACCCTATCGAGTGCTTGCTCGGCACCACTCGATGAACCGACTATGCGTACATTGATTTGTGAATCTGCCATTTTCTTATATCTCACCTCCCGCCTGTCTAAATTCTTCCATGAATAACTTTTCTTCCGTTTTGCGTTGTGCCAACGTCATAGGGTGTAATTGCTTCATGATGTCCTCGACTTTTAACCGCTTATTGCCAGCAATATGAACGTTTGTCATTATGCACGTAAAATAAGCCTGTCTACGGTCCTCAATCTCCATTCGCAATTCGTACCCTTCAACCAGTTTGTAATATTCCATAGGGCTTAATTTCATAAACTCCCAAGGCTTCAAATTGAGTGGACCATACGCCGTACGCTCGGCCTTTGTTATCCATAAATTAAAAGAGGGGGCTGTGTAGCCCCCTTCTAGTTTTTTGCTTCTGCTTCCTCTGCTTCTACTTCAGATTGTGCTTTTTCGTCAGCTTCTTCTGGAAATGATGCATAGTACGCAGCCTTACCAAAGACACCACTACCGATTAATGCTTTTACAATTAACTGTACAAGGTCTAGATATTGAACCTCGCCTTCATCGAATAATTGTTGTAGCTTTTCCTGGTAGTAAATATAATCGCGTTTACGTCCTTCATGCTTCATTCCGACAACAAATGCAGTGATTAATTGTTGGAATGTCATTGCCCCAGCTTGAACCGCTTTAAAAATAGGTTCACCCCATAGCTGTTCAAGTTCAGCAATTCGACCAATCGTAAAATAAATTGTTTCGCCAGTATTAAATACATCACATGTGATTTTTTTCATGAGTGCGCGCTCCTTATATCAAATATAAATTATGGTTGTTTCAATTCAGACAATGCACCTACGCCATTTAAACTGCCTTTATACGTTGCCACATCGTCATGTGGTGTGTTCATAGACAATTCTGTAATGGAGCAAATACCTGTCATGTAGGCTTTATTAGGATATTCAATCTTGATGTTAATAAGATCATCATTCAAGAACGCTTTTTCTAACAATTGCAATGACTCTTCGTTAGGCATAAGCAATGTTTCAAGGTCAATGGACCACTCTTTAAGCCCTGGAATAGTAGACTTCCAACCGTTAGTGCCTTTGTGAGATGCATCGATGCTATCAGCCTTACGAGATACATCACCTGTACGCTGTCCGCCTAATAAAAGCCATTCAGCACCTGTTGTTTCGTCGGTGCCAGTATTAACATAAATCAAATAATTTTTACCAGCAGTAGGCATTGCAGCCTGTTGCGGTTTATAAAGTTTTTTTGCTGTAGCTGGTTGAGCTGGCATTAGTAGATACCTCCGTTTGTTTCTTCATTCAAATTAATAAGGCGAGCCACAAACCTGTACTGTGTGCCAATCAATGGCCGTACTGAATCATGGTCGCCTACTTTACTTGTACATTTAATATCGACGATTTGATAACCGCTATCTTGCAAGATACATATATTGGGATTTAAACATCCACAATCATCCCGCAGCTTAGTCATGATTTTTTCAAGTTTTGTTTCTAGGTTTGCTATTAGTTCGTATCCAACTGATAGGTCCGGGTCATCATTCCGTCCCCAAACTTCAATAAACAATTCCTGTTGCATTTCAGATTGCACAGAGTTATCTCCTGGCATAGTTTCTCCTCGAATAACCATAATAACTCCATGACTATCAATCTTAGCAGCCTGTGGGCGCATAGCGCCTAATATAACATTAAAATCATATCCGGAGCTAACAATGATATCTTTAATATGTTTCATTAACTCAAACCACATATTACCCCCTATAGATTTCAACAGAACGATATCCTTTGTACTCTGTAGGGTTACCTGTAAGCTGCTCCGGTGTTATTCGCGATTCCAATAATTTAATACGAGCTTCATAGTATTCTAATTTTTTAGAATAAAAGTCATCCGTCGAACCATTACTAGTATAACTTCCTGGTAAAGCATACGATTTATTAACGCAGACTTCTCGATAGATATATGCAAGGACTAATTCATCGATAGTAAAACTACGTATAACTTTATCCTTTGACACACCCAATCTATCCGCAAGTACATATAGCCATTGTTCTGCTTTGGATACAGCGGTCTCTGTTACCTCTTGCGTTAGCAATTCATCCCCTAATAGGTCGGCCATATCTTCAAAATTATATAGCATACAGTACTCCTTATATTTCAAAACTTAGCGTAATCTCATCTTTTACTAGCCCTTGTGCCACATCATCTAGTGCAATACCGGTATATCTGGAAAAAATACTAGTAATATTTGAGACATTATTCTGCAACGCTTCATACAAAAATGGATCTGGGGCAGTCCCAGGGTGAACCACTTTCCTAGCAAATATAAACCCATTACCGCCTTGTGGTACGAATCTCAATATCTTCTTAAAATGCGGCCGAATTACATGTGCTGGTGTCCCTGCATGTACAAAAGGGCCGTATTTAGCGACATCACTATCAATAAATACAACCCCTTGCATTCCACTATTAGAAATTCGATAATCAACAGCCTTTTCTAAATTCCCTGTTCTCGAGGTAAATCTATGTTTCTCCTGTGCAGTATCTCGAACTTCAATAGTACTTGCTTTTACTGCCTGACAAATACGCTTGTTGAAAATATCCTGGCTATTCATAGCAATTATTTTTTACCGGAACCCTTGCCGGAGGTTTTATCCTCAGTGCCCTCATCCTTAGGCTCTTTGTCCGGAGGATTTTCATCCTTAGGCTCTTTGTCAGCCTTTGGGGTTATATTTTTAGGTTCCTTTACAGGTTTATCTTCCACAACTTCATAGCCGTGCTCTTTAAACCATTCAATGTGGTTAGCATCTTCGGTGAAGCCTTCACCATTCACAAATACAACTGAACCAGTTTGACCTGTATAATCAGGCACTGGAGATTTAATAATCGGCATAATTGACCTCCTTATTTAACCTTAATTTTACGGAATACGCCTGCTGCCTTAGATGCTTTTAATGCAACAGCAGCAACCATTTCGACCTCGCCTTTTTTAACTGCACCAGCATTGGTGAAGTCAGGCAACCACAAATTAACCACATTATCGCCAGCCAAAGAAACACCGTGGAAACCATCGAGGCCAAGGCGTGCGACATATAAAGAAGTTTCACCTTGACCATTAATACCTACCACAGGATCATTGCTACCAGCTTTGGCACCAAGGTCAACTAACGGTGTAATGCCGTAATATTCAACTTGTTGTCCGAATTCATTTAATTGAGTAGAGTACATCGCAGAACGTCTAGCTACTGCTCGAATTTTAGCAATCAATTTAGAGTTGCCCATAATGGCAGATGGCGCACCATCCAAGCCTAAAAGGAATTCATCGAGTTGGTCTAAGAATGTCTTGTAGTTAGCATCAATAGCACCACTATCAGACAAATCAATAGCTGCTGTAGGTGTATATTCAGTAGAAGAACCTAAAAGCGCCTTGTCTAAACCATCAAATGCTTTAGCGTTGGTACCAGTATCGCCATTAATAACTGTGTCATTAAACAATGCAGTTGCAGCCTTGACCTTTTGCTCGATTTGTAATGTTACTTCATCAACAATACCGCCCATTTTAGCGATTACACGGTCGATTTCAAAGGATCCGCCAAATACTTTCAAATCAACAGTATGACGTTTACGAGTTACACTTTGAGGTGTGTATTCAGCATTAATATCACGAAAATCTGCGGTTGGTTGTGTTAATAATCGAGTATAACCATAGGTTAAAGTACCGCCACCGCCAGTAGGAGATACAGCATCATCAAATGTTAAGTTTTCAAATAAAAAAGACGATTTACGGAATTCATCAATAACTCCCATTTGTAAATCGTCTTGTACGTTAAGTTTTGCTTCAGCTAATGTAATTGGCATTAGTTTATTCCTCCGTTATTAGAATTTATAAAATTTATTGGGCTTCAATAGCAGCCGCTACGGCCCCCTTTAAACCTACTGGCTTATTACTGCCAGAATTGTTGCTTCCTGCACCACTTGTGCCTGAACCACTCCCGCGTTTTTGTACATCTTTAATTGCATAATCTTTACCTTTTAGCCATTCATCTACGCAATCGTCAACAGTTCCGCTAGTACCATCAGGCTTAATATATCCATAAGTACCATCTTCGTTGACTTTGATGTTACCAACAATCAGCTTTGAAAATTCCTTAGGATCCATAGCGTTACGCTTCGTCAAAGAATCAACCACGGCTGCAGAAATTTCAGACTGTACACGTTGTGCATCAGCATTTTCTCTTGCTTTACGCTCGGCCTCTACAGAATCCTCCAGGGTTTTAATTCGTTGCTGCATAGCTACAATACCTGCATCATCTTTAATCCCTGTAGAGGTGATTTTTTCTAGCTTGCCTTGCGCATCAGCAAGCTCACGGTCGGCAACTTCTTTTGCCGCTTTTGCTGCTTTCGCCTCATCATTCTTGGCATTAAATTGACTCTTGGAAACGTAGTTTTCACCATAATCCTTAGTCACTGCCTCTGCTTGTTCCTCCGTTAACCCTAACTTAATTAGTTCCTCTTTTGTCATCTGTATGACCTCCTGTAAAATAAACCTTCCCTCTTCGCTTTATTTTCGTGAGCCACACCTCACGACTGCGGTCTTGTTCTTTTACGCCTTCAATACTAAAAAGGCAAATAAAAAGCACCTGCATAAGCAAGTGCTTGATTGGTTAAATTAAGTTTTAAATTTCTCGTATTTCTACGATTTCACTGGCATACAATTCATATTCGCCAACGTCTATAGACGCTTCGTCTGGCTCATTATTTACGCTAGATGTATAACCCAATAATTTGCCTTTCATAGTATCTCCATCAACGAATATGACTTCAATATTTTCTGACTTGATTTCATCGTATCGTCTACGCAATTCTTTTTCTGTCATTTTCGTTCACTTCCCTTCGGTACAATATGAATGCCTTTATTAGATACATGCACAGTTGCAAAACTAGTACTCCGTTTCGCTCCTGTCTCTTCATGTACATCATACCCAATATGTGGGTATATATCAACTAGTATTTTATGGTTCCAATCGCCATTACGCGTAACCCCTATTCCTCCATTATTCACTCCAGCTCTTATTGCCTTCAACACATCAGAATGTGATGGTTCTACATCGTAATAGCTTTTATTTTTTGAGGCATCATATAGCTTACCATCTTTTACATGCATGCTCTGCCGAGCTACATATGATTTATTGAAATATGGAGAATTAATATAGTCTATAATGCGAGCTTTGACATCATCTTTAGTTTCGCTATCTTTCCGTTTAGAGATTTCTTCGACACGAACCTTACCATCTTTTATGTAGTCTTTTAGACTCTCAATCACCGGGAGTCTGCGTTTAAAAACATCTCCACTCCACCCCCTAGCTTTTTCAGTCCACGATATATGCCCATTCATTACTAAGTTGCGTCCATTTACCCCTAATATTTGTTCTTGTTCTGTTTTATTCAACGTCTTTAAATATGACAATCCGCCGGCTTCTACATTAGGCTTTGCAACAGTATTATTAATCATGCCATCGATAACTGGCATAATGCGACAAAGGCAATGTGGATGCGCTGGCAAATGTGGGAACTTATCCTTTGGATACACTCCACGACCTAACCCATATAAGTCTGCGTTAGCGTATACATCGCAAATATCGACAATAGGGTGACTCGAACTCATTCGCCACCGAAAGGCTACCACATCAGGATCATCTAAATGTCTTGCAATTTCCCCCTCAGCATATGCCCTCGCTCGTTCTGTCCGCGCAATGCGCTCTGCATGATATCTTGCCTTTTCTTGAGTTGCAACGTACACCGCACGATTAACGGCTGCGGCATTTCCTTTTTCGATTACATCCATCAGTTCGCTATATGCAGCCCTCATCCCAGGTGTTGTGCGTTGTTCAATTAAATATCGTACTTTTCTGATTTGATGTTTTACAACATCACGCCCCATCTTATCTGTAGGAAGCACGATGCTTAATCGATTAATACGTTTTATGAATATTGGTATTTCAGCTTTTGAAATAATAGTTTCACTACCGTAACCATCAAATAAAGCTTTTGCGGTTTCCATTGTGTGTTCACCTTTTACTATTGCATCTTGAATAGTACTGGTTACTTCACGCTTCACGGCTAAGGATGCGTTGTGCAGTCGTTTGGATAAATTCAGTCCGTCTGGAGCCCACGCCTTCTGCATGGCCTTTGATATGGTTTGTAATTTATATGGCATGTCTGCGATTATTGCACTTTTAGCTGCATCACTGGTTACACCTATGTCTACACCATATCCCCTAGCACACTCCTCAACCAACTCATCGATTAACGTATCTTTCATTGCCTCCATTACAGGATATTTTTTATATGCTTCTTTAACAGCATATTTAGGCGTGTGCCCTTCGTCTAACAATCGACGTACTTCGGCTTCAAATTCATCAATTATATCGCGTATGACACGTTCGGTATGCTTATTCATCTAGTCGCTCACTGTTCTCATCCGGATTTTCTCCATTTGAATACATGTCATCTAATACTTCTTGCTGTGCAGTAGCTTCCACTTCTTTAACAATAGCATCATACACATTACCGTCAATATTAGGCATATATCCATCAAGGATGCGTTTAAGCACTTCAACATAATATGTTTTAGATTTAAACCCTAAATCAAGGGCTTGCTGTCCTTGAGATAAGCAATCAGCTACATCATTAATGTCAAAGTCCCTTGGATATTCGCATTTATAATTCAACTGCTCGCCAGTCCACAATTCATATAATGCAATAATGGCTTTCTCTGCATTTTCACACTGTACAGCGAAGTTTGCTAGTCGTTGATTTGTTCTTTTGAATGCCCACTGTTTAGCAACCCCTGATTTTTCTTGCTGAACCCCTACTACAGAATCAACACCACCTATGCGGTACATTTCTTTAATTTCCGCTTCCTTTTCTTGCATGATAATTTGTGCCGGCCCATTATCTGGAGCAATAAAAGCAGGAGGATGACTAGCCTCTGATGGATATAGTAGTACATTATTGACACCCAAGGTTAAATCTTCTATACCTTCATCGGATGGCATTGTTAAAGTAGAAAATGTTTGAGAGTTCAAAATCTGTGTCAATAAACTATCAAGATGATAAACTCTATAGTTCTTTTGTGCTAACGAATAGAACTCTGGATGCGGTAATATAGTTGTTTTCTTAGTGCTACGACCAAACCATTGCACTACAGGGACACGTCCTAACCCATGTTCACCTTCATTAATAATGCCTCGCCCTTTATCACGAATAGTCCATTTTGTATCTGTCCACTCGTAATATACTGTTGAACTACCTCCATTATCATCAGTAATAATCGTTCTATATTCGAATCTAATTATTCGACCTTTGTCATCCAGTTTCCAACCAGTCACATCACTAGGTTTAACTGAAGTTAAATACGGTAACCGTCTATCACGTACATTATCAGCCAAACTTTCACCAAATTCTGCTTCATTGTTAACAATGACATACACAACACCATACATTTTGGCAATCAAAGCTTGTTGCTGAATGTATTCTTGTAATGATGTACCTAATCGATCTGCATCTTTTAAAAACACTTTGAATTTAGCCGTTTCTTTATACTCTCTCCTAATTTCATCATTAAAGATAGGGTCTACATTCGCATTAATAATCGCTGCGGTATGATTAGAATAGCTTGATAACTTTTTACGGAAATTATAATTGTCTATGCTTTCTCTTGGATGCTGTTTTAAACCACGACCTAAAGAGAATAACCCGGACCCATAGTACGCATCATGTAATAACTGGTATGCATACTTCTGTTCGTTTGTAATAAACATGTAATGAAGTTCCTCCTAATAAATATCAGAATTGATGGATTTAATAACAGGCGCATTCAAACGTTCAACAACGCCTGTCGTTGCGTCTTGAGCATCATCATGTGCATTTTTACCTTTGCGTTGATACTTATACATTGATGTATAGTATTCAGGCCAGCGGTCCTTAAAGTTAACTGGGAATAAAACATAATCCATAACTTGTGTTGAATTTGATAATATTCTAGCTTCCTTATTTTTACTTTGATGGAATGCAGTAATCTTTGTTCGATTACCTGGATACTTTTCTTTTAGTATCCGTTTAACATTTCTAGCAAAACCACGCCCCCCATTATTAGACTCTATATCAGCAATATTTACACTATTTCGATTTATTAAATCTGCAGTTTGTTCTTCAGTAATTTCCATAGGCGCATCTGTATACAATACATCTAACACATATGCATAGTCTTTATATACCCCATACACAATGCCACATAAGAAGTCGTCGCCGGTATCTGCAGAGTCTACGTAAGCCTTCACTGCAGAGAATAGTGGATAGCCTTTATCATCCCTAGGAATATCCTCATAGGTGCTGAAATAAGAATATAGTCTACCTTTTATATCAATAGGCTCTTGTTGGTAATTGGCTGATGCAATATCCTCGCCCATTGCTCTAATTTTAGATAAATAGCTATCTTTTGACAGTACTTCTGGGCATAGCATGTTACCATCTTCCTGAACCGCTTTCATCATAATCACTTTAGATTTGAACTTAGGATCATCTTTGAAATGCTCGATAGCACGTCCAGCCAAATCATCTGAAGCCCATCGTGTCATGATTATAATAATCTTTCCTCCCTCTTCTAATCGAGAGAGCATTGTGTTTGTAAACCAACTCCAATGTGACTCTTTGACGTTTTCATTATAGGCTTCTTCAGCATTTTTAATGATATCGTCAATTATTAAGAGAGTCGCACCGAAGCCTGTAGATGAACCGTCAGGAGATGTAGCGAGATAGCTATTATAGCCATCCTTCAAAGACCACATATGAGCTGCTCCATCACCCTCTTTGATTTCAACTCCAGGGAATACATCTGAGAAAACGGTTATATTCTCATCAGCTTTAACTTCCTTGATTGCATTTCGCACTCCCTTGGCAAATGTCTTGGATAAAGTCGCATTGTAAGATCCAGTCATCACCTTTTCTTTGTGATTTTTACCAAGCACCCATTTTGACAGGTTCTGGGCGGTGCGGCTCTTCCCATGCCGTGGCGGTAAATTAAGAATAAGAACATTGTAGATATCGCCCTCATAAAAATCTTGTAATGCATCGCACAAATCAACTAAATATTGACGGTCGTATTCATAAAAATCACCCTCTAATAGATGGCAAAAATAAAAGAATTCACGTCTCGCAAGTTCATATTTGAACTCCTGTACAACAGCCGGTGTGAATTCCATATTATCTTTCCTCTTTTTCAATAACTTTTCTAATTTCTTCAGTACTTAACCCAGCTAATGGATTGTGATTTACATTAACATCAATCGTCCGATTCCCCATAGAAATATTGGCAACTTCAGCGCGAATCTTATCAATTCTTGCTCGTTGTTCGTCTGTAGCTAGCGGACTGCGACACATAACGTCGTACTGCTGAATCATTTTAGTTAAAGTGGCCATTGCCACTGATTGGGCCTTCATAAATACTACTTCTTTATCTACCGAAGAAATGACCTTATCTGTTTTAGTAACAGAACGACTGGTCCCTTTAGCTGGGTCAATAGTAACCTCTGTCCTGTTTTCAGTGACCCGTGTATGGTCTTCTATCCCCTCAACATACATCAGCTTTTGCGCTCTGATAATACGTGCAAATTGAACTTTTATGTTCATATATAGAATATCAATGGGGCTTGATTCTTCGACTTCCATAACAATGTCTAAAGTTTCTTTTGGTAAATATTTCGCTAGCAATCCATGCTTAATAGCATTTTGATTTTGTTTAGGCGCACCACCAGCATTGTATAATGCATTATGATTACCAGGCTGGCCCCCTCGTTTTCTTGTATGCGTACTTTTATTTTTTGTATGCATACTTTTTTTTGATGTATCGCGGAACCACCCATAGCGTGTCTTCCACGATTTAACAGTCGCCAATGACACCCCATACTTCTCGGCAATATCCTTATACTTCATGCCGTTTAGGTAGTCCTTGTGCGCTTGCTGATGTGTCGTCACATGGCAGCACCACCTCACTCAATTCATGTTGTTTACAAAAACTATTGGGCAACCTCAGAAAATTCTAAGCGTTGCCCATTTCTAATCACATATACATTTTTATTATTTCCAATAAATTCGATGTACCGCCTTACTATTACATCACAGTATTTAGGATCTAATTCGATGCATCTACATCTACGCTTTGTTTGTTCGCAGGCAATCAATGTAGAACCTGAACCACCAAACGGTTCGAATACAAGTTCTCCAAGTTTGGATGAGTTCTTAACTCCCTGTGCACATAATGCAATCGGTTTCATCGTCGGATGTTCACCATTTCTTAATGGCTTATTAAATCGCCATATAGAATCACATTCAGTGCCATTATTAACTTCTATTTCATACCCAGGCACTCTTACTACAATATGGTCCGTTTCATTAGAAAAATGAAGAATATAGTCATTTCCATCTTTTTCGATTTCAAGAGGAAGATTGTCATCAATCACAGTAGATTGTTTTCTGCCACCATAAAACTTATGACTAGCACCAGGTTTCCATCCATATAGAATTGGTTCATGTTTCCACTGGTAATCTTGACGCCCCATTACAAATGCATTCTTAACCCAAATCAGGCATTGTTTGATAAGTAAATCATTATCACGAATCGCACGCCTAAATTGACCTCCACAGCTATCAGAGTGGCATATATAAAACGCGCCACCAGGTTTCAATGCTTTGTTAACCAAAGCGAATACATCATCAAGAAATATATCAAATTCAGCATCTGACATATTATCGTTTTGAATGGTAAGAGCTTCCTTTGTACCTCCCTCATAAGCCACGTTATACGGTGGGTCTGTAAATACCATATCAACAACGTCCCCCCCCCAGTAGACAATCAAGAGATTCTGTCTTTGTTGAGTCGCCACACAATAACATATGCTCACCTAGCATCCATACATCACCGAACTTTGTCATAGGTTCTTTAATTGATTTGATAGCTTCTTCTGCATCAAAATCATCCTCATGAACTTCATCTGCCATTACCTGGTTTAATAGGCTAGCTATATCATCGTCAGAATAGCCTGTGAACTCAGCAAAATCTCCCGTATCAGCTAATAACTCTCCTAATAAGGTATTATCGATATCTGATAGTTCGGCGATTCTATTATCTGCAATCAGGTCTGCATACTCTGCAGCTTCGCTTTCATAATCCTGCCGGTCAATTGGTACAGTATCTAGGCCTAATAATTGTGCAGCCATTAACCGCCCATGGCCTCTTACAATGAACCCTGAACGGTTACTCACCGTAATCGGAGCTCGCCAACCTTGTACTTTTATCACTTTGGCTAACAACTCTACTTGTTTATCACTATGGTGGTTGGGATTTCTAGGGTTTGGAACTACAGATGCAATATCTACTAAATCTGTATACGCGCAATGGATCATAATGTTATCTGCCATTATTTCAGTACTCCTTTGTTTTGCTTATATTTACCGCACTCTTTATGAACCTTTGCGGTTTTTGTCTTTACTAACGAATGTGATGGTGCATACGATTTACACATATGGTCTATATGAATTCCATTGGCCTTACACCAACCTTTCACATTATTAAGACATCGCCTCTTTTCACAATACACATCTGTCAATCGTATTCACCTCACCTTCTTAAGTTTGTATACAAAAAGACCGCCCAATCGTATAGATTCGGCGGTCTTCTTGCTTTTGTGTTCTAGGTATTCACTGTGTCGAGAGAGATTAATCGTTTCCCTATTAACTCACACTATCATTATAAACTGTCAAGAAGGACAGGTCTAGGACAGTTTTGGGACAATTTTCAGGCTAGCTTTGTGTTTAACCCAATAACGCCCCATAGCAAAACTGATAACTCTTCAATGCCTCTTGCAATATAACGTTTGATAGTCCGTACATCAGGCTTTTCAGGAAATGATTCAGCAATCTCTTCTAATGTTTCTCCATCAATATAATACCTGCGCATGCACTCACAATACTTAAATTGTTTTGCGCTACACTTCTCAGCATAGATGTCGAGCATATTATTCACATGCCTCATCATCAATGCTGTTTTTTCTTTGCTTTTAACAATCGCATTAACTTTTACAACGCTCTTATCGTCAAACATATCCATTAACAGTTCATTGAGCCATATATCCTCGGCTTGTGTCGAATCCGTGATAGCATTGTCTACGTATGACTGTAACTGACTATAATGCTTAAGCAGCTTGATCGTATTGTGTCGAAGTTTACGACCTAGCTGTGCATTTTCTTGCTTGGCTAATTCATAGTAGGTTTTTGTGGCCACCTCAGTGGCCAACCTAGTGATTTTTTCAATTTCGTATTCATTCAAATACATCTCCCCCTTTTAATTTTGTAGTTTAGTCCGAATTGTGTTTATACCAACTTCATAAGAAGCATCTAACAATAATTAAATCATGTTCATTGCTTTCCATTCGCTTAACACAAATGTAGCAATACCATGTTTCTTGGCGTATTCATATTCGCCTTTACAGCCTCGGCTAGTCTCCCAGCCATCACACAAGACCAGTACATCACAATGATTGAGTAGGCCTAAACATATCCCTAAGCCAAATTGATATTGGTCTCCGGTTAAGTACATGAACCCATAATTATGGATAGGTGATACATAGTCATGTGTAACATCAACCATCACCAGTTCTTGCATGATTTTGTCTATTTTTTCTTTATTGCTCTTCTTACCACCATATGGATGAGCCACATATACTAGCTTTTTCTTCATAATACCTCACTTTAATTAACGCTCTTTATAGGAATATACTCATACGTTCCGATATGTGCAGGATTACATAATTCTCTGTATCAGTTATAATTTCATCTGCCATCGTGCCTATGAACTTTCTATTGTCATTTTCTAACACACCTGCCAATTGTAGACCATCAAGAATAAATTTCTTAGCGAACGCTACATTGTCAGGATCATGCCTGGTCGATGAGTGCCATTCAAATAACAGGTCTACTTTCCCCTTAACCGATTCTATCTGTTGTGATAGACATTGTTCTTTGACCTGCTCGGTGCATTTCTTTTTCATAGCAGCCGCCGCTATGGTCGAACCACGCTCACAATCAATGTACTCGTTCAACGTAGGGAACCTATCATGGGTTTTCTTTCTAAACCGAAACTGACAACGTAGGATAATCTTCATCTGTGCGAGTCTCCCCAAAATATAGCCTCTTCATAATCTTTGCCACGTAATCTATCAATCACTCGTTCGCTATAATGGTCTTTTGTTTGGTCGTTATTATAATTAGTTGTCAGTATAACTGGCTTCATATCATGGTATCGGCCAATAATAATGCTTTCAACTTTTGTGTGCACCCAATCAGATTTAGAATACTCCGCTCCAAAATCATCTAATAACAATAGCGGAATATTCCTGAGCTTTTGTTCATAATTTAGAAACGCAACTCTATCACCCTTAGATAAGGTGAGCATGATATCCAATAGACTAGGCATAGAAATCATCATACAGCCCTGTTTTAGCGCTAGAACCTCTTTCAGGATACTAACTGCTATAGAAGTCTTTCCAGTGCCAGCAGGCCCCCTTAAAATCAATCCTTTGCCACTTTTAAGATTTGCCTCTAAGTTATCCACATAATGTTTTACTACAGCATATGCTTCTGAATTTTCTTTAGGAAAGCTGCCATGCTTACGTAACCACTCAAAATCCATATCATAATATCGCCGAGGGATACCAACTGCAGCATAATGTCCATTGACATCATTCTTAATCACTACAGGCTTATCATACACAGGATAAAAGAACTCATCCTTTACCATGGACTCTCTCGTATTCTGCTTGCCAGTCGACTTCTTCCTTTTTTCGAGAAACGTTTCTAGCATTTCCGTTATGTTTACTTGCTCCAAAATCTTTTTGCACCTCCTTCTTTAGATTTCCTGCTGTGACAGTTTCAACATACTTGATACTATTACCGCCATTATCAGCTGTGGTATTAATAGCAACAATAACTCGTTCCTTCCCATAAGACTCAACCAGATCATCTAATCGGTCTTTAATGACAGGTGATACATCTCCGATTGCTTTCATGTACAAATCGTAAATGGGCTTATTTTTTACTTCATCATCGTCAAACATAGATAGAGGATTTTCATCTTCACGCGCGCGCGTATCTCTCTCTATATTATTAATTTCCTTTCCTTTCCTTTCCTTTTGTTCGTTTTGTTCAACGACCGTTGAATCTCGTTGAACGACCGTTCGTTTTTGTTCCTTTTTTCTTCGTGCTTCGCCACTTTTAATGCCTGCGAGCCTACGCTGTTCCTGCTTTTTTTCAAATTTACTTCTTCGTTCTTCTTGTCTGCGAATTAAACTAGGAGACCAAAAATACTCGTCATCACATTCGAGCAATTCAAAATCATTAATTAACGAGTTTACAAACAAAAATGACTTATTTGAACAAAAGAAAGTATGTTCATTTTCGTTCAACGGTCGTTCGTTTTCGTTCAACGGTCGTTCGTTTTCGTTCAAAATTCCCAATTCTTTATCGAGAGCAATAAAGGTATATTTTTTAAAAGGCAGTCTATAGTCCTCAGATGAAGCTAGTTTTTCAATTAATTTCCACCACCACGCATATGAAATAACCCCAAACTCTGACTCCATTGCTACGATTTTAGGATCATTGCTCGCATTAACATCGTGGCTGAAGTAATATACATCCTTAGCCATCTATTACTCCTCGTCTGCAAATAAAGCCCCTTGTGCACGTTTACCAGCAATAAACCTTACACATTCATCAATTAAGTCTTGCACTGAAATAGCGAATGTACGGTCTGCATACTCTACTGGCAACCAATCTGTTTTGAATTTCAGTTCATCAGTTGAGGTTGCATCTTGTATAATGCCTTCAACGCTGACTTTCTCCACCACATCCTCGATAACGCCATATTTAAACTTGAATGACCGTACGACAAATGGGATATTAAACTCTTCCAAGAATTCAAAGTTCTTTTTCATAATAGCTTGTAGTCGGCTGAAAGCTTGCATAAGTTCAGGTCGTGGGTCATCTTTAGACTTGATGGTAAAGACATCTGTCAGGCCTGTAGCAGATGGTTTCTGATAGGCGATATTGATATCGTTATCTGTAATTTGAATCGATTTAACAATCATAATGGACTCCTTTCTTGTTCTACGACTACATATTTACCGGTAGCGGCTTCAACAGCTTGTTTAAACATAGCTGCATCAGAGTTTTCATCAGATAAATGAAGCAGTCGAATGTCCTGGCACTTAGTAAGATCCATAGACTTTAGAAATTTAATAACATTCTCTAACGAAAAATGGGATTGAATTAATCGTTCCATACGTTTCTCATGTAGGCATCCATCGTCAACGCGTTGGTTTAGGATTTCATATGAATGATTACACTCGACCATGATATGATTCACATCTTTAAATATGTACCGACAATAATAGGTGTCGGTAATATATAAGAGTTTCTCTTCACCATCGGTAATTAAAAAACCAACATTCGGAACATCATGCTCTAATTCAAATGGTAGTATAGTAAAACTGCCAATAGAAAATTGAATCTTAGGCGTTATATAGACCACTTTATGATGTCCTGCAACATAGATAGCCTCAGCCGTGTCTTTTAGCATGTACACACGATGCCCGAGTTTTAATAAGTCAGAAACGGCCTTGCAATGGTCTCCGTGTTGGTGGGTCACTAATACGCCACATAGATGCACAAAATTAAATCGACAATAGCGCTGTATGTCTTTAAATGCTAATCCTGCATCTAGTAATAATTCGTCCCCATTAGTTGAGGTTTTGATTCGGTAGCAGTTCCCTTTTGAGCTACTACCGAATGCTTGAATACTAATCACAATTAATCACCAAACATATTGACGACTTCGCCTGTTTCAGGATCTACGAATTCATTCGTAGGAGTAGGCTCAATATCGATTACTTCGCTATTAGCATTCTTTTCTATTGTTTCTGCAACTACATCTGCAGTATCAACAACCTTGCCTTCAACATCGATAATTTCATCTGCAGTCTGTAGTCCCATACTAATTTCCGGGGCTGTAGTTCTAATCAACCAAGCTGCTGCCCTGTAGCGTAACATTTGGTCCGGCATCGTTTTCCATTTACTACCTTTTTTATCGTACCAACCTTCTTGCTTTGCTAGTGCGATAGTTACTTCAGGGCCCGCTATAATTTCATCGCTCCCTTTTTCTCGAGTATAAGCGACAATGCCTTGGCTATCGGTTCCTCTTTCTCCAGTTGGTCTATATTTAATAGCTTCAAACCGTCCACATTGATTAAACGTGGCAATTAAAAATTTAGAGGACCAACCAGGATTTCCATATACGATATATAAGTTTTGCATCACCATTAATGGGCTAGCGTTCATTCGCGTTGCCATTTCCAAAGCGATAATAGCGTTCCCCATATTCTGTTCCCCCTGGAATTGTTGAGGAACTAGCGTGGAATGTGTAAACATTTTCGCTTGCCGTTGTAGCAATTCAAACCCCTCTGCAGATTGAAAACCAGGTAGATTAGTATTGCTTCTTGTTACTACTTCATTTGCCATTGTGTGCCTCCTATGCTACGTCTTCACATACAGCGTGAATGTTTAATTTAGTTAAGATACTATGAATTTCTAATCGGCCTTTTTGTGTCCATTTAGTCGTGATTTTTGAATCTAAGCGACCATCACTTCTACAAAATGTAAAAGTTTCTGATTTAGTAAAACCTTTCGCCATATGCTGCTTGTAGAGAATCCATTGATCACCGACCTTACGTTGTAGACCAGCTTCATGCAAAATTTTATTTAACTCTTGAGCACTAAGGCCATAGTCAGCTGCAATTTGAGTAATCGCCAAACAGGATTTACTTGAGAGAATTTTATCTACGTAATCCTTAACCGGTTTAAACTCTGCAATCTGCTGTTCTTGTTGTGCTACAATGGCTTTCGTTGCATTATGTGATTCTACCTCATTAGCATAGGCTCTAAGAGCTTCAGGCAATGTCTTTGGAATAGTTAAAGAATATGATCCCGTCTTGCGGAGTTCAGGAAGCACTTCGCTAGTAACCCACCGCTTAAATTGTTTTGCATTCGTAAGCTTAGAGCCAAATACTAAAGCATATACTCCGGATTCATTTATTACAGTCATATTTCGAGCTTGACCTGAGGTGGTGATTCGCCATGTCAGCTTATCCTCCTCATCAACATGTGCTTTTAATGCGTTGACAGTATCTTTATATCCCAACGCTTCAGCAATATCTTTGCCGGCAAAGTAAATGTCATCATCTTTAATCACAGTTCGAATTTCACCAAATTCTGAATTATTAAATACTTTCATTATTTCGTTCATACTTACACCTCCTTAACCACTAATTGTGGTTCTGATTCATCAACAATGAGCTTAATTGTTTGGCTATTAACAGGAATAAACTCAGTCACCGCTTCAGCATTATCGATGAACACCGGAGCATTGACTTTAAAATAGCCAGTCAATGCATTGATAATATCCAAGCCTACATTAATGCGTGCTGCGTTATTCATGCTGCGATACGGAACCCCTTTATAGGTGGTTTCGCAACATTCCTCAACGTTTCCGTTAATCATGACATTAAACATCTTGAATCGTGCTAGTTTGAATCTCGAGTTAATAACATCTTCCAGCATGTTAACCTTGGCCTTAACGAATTCATCCATCAGATAAGAGGCTTCATCGAGCTTTGATTTTTCTGCTGCTAATTCAGCCTGTTGACTTTCTAACTCTGCTACACGAGTATCAATCCGTTTAACCTCTTCGTATTTATTTAATTCAGTTTCAAGGTTAAAGCGGTGTTCTTTCGTTGTGGCAATACGTTTGTCTATGTCTGCAATTTCTTCAGAGTGATCTGTATTAGATTCATCGAGTTTCATCTGCAACATAAACTCTTCTGCTTTTAAATCAGCATATATAGAATCATCATCAAGCACTGGAGCTGTTAGCTGTCCAATTTCATCAGTTATGGTTTGTTTGACAAGTTCTTTCGCCTTAATAAGGGCCTCTAATGTTTCAATAGGCTCTAAACTGGCATTTCTCTTTTTAATATTTTCAATGTCTTGTTGCTTCAGTTCAATAGACTGATTGATTTCTTCTAATCGCTTAGATTTTCTAAGGTTAAAATTCGTTTCAGCTTTTTCACGTGTAGCTTGAATTTGCTCTGCAGGAAGTTTTTGTCCGCAGGTTGGACAATTCTCATCGATATCCATTACAAACGCATCCTCGTTAACCTGCTGACGTTGATGCATTAGCTCGTTAATAACGCTCTCGATATGTTGAATATCCCTATTGGATGTATCAAGACGATGCTTAGTGTTCTCAACCTTAGAAGATAGATTGTTAAGTTCAGATACAACCATATCGTATTCATTCGACTTTAATGCAGATTGTTTTTTATATTCCATCTGCAGTTCACTTTCACGAGCCATCAATCGACGTTGTACGTCTCTAAGCTCCGCTCTAGTATCAACAACAGCATGTCCATTCACTAATAATGCTTTGTCTGCCTCTAGAGTTTCTAGCGTTGTAGTTGCTAAGCTAATCTCCTGAATAAGAACGTCTCGAGGAGTATCAATGGTAGGTTTACCGCGCAAGGCCTCATCAATTCGAATTGGAATCATATCCAGCTCTTTATTGATGGCGGTTTTCTTAGCAGCTACTACCTTTCGATGATCGTCTACACTATGGCCTGATAAGATATCAGTCAATGCTTTTAGCTCACTATATTCTGCAATAACATCCTCATCTGATATATCTCCGCACATCTCAAGTAATAGCTTTCTGCGGTTCTGCCAGGAATATGTTTCGTTGAAATACAACGGATTAGTAATTAATTTGAAAATATTTTCATCAACTAATGAATTTACAATTTCCTTATATTCCTTTTCTTTTTTAGGAACGCCATCAACAAAGTAGTCTGTCGTATGACCTGTCATAGTGAGTTCACCACCACGAGGGGATGAGTACTTCTCCCGGTACACACGCTTTAATTCAACAGTGCCTCCTTCATCCAATGTAAAAGTGCCTGTGACTTCGTGATTAACTTTATGGACAGGCTCGCCCATATCCAATGTTTTGATTTCAAAATCGGCTCTGTCTAAGCTATCCTTACCGAATAGCAACCAACATACGGAGTCAAATACAGTCGTCTTACCAGTAGCATTATCTCCGCGGATAATAACATCACCGTTGAAATTTATAGTAAAGGCTTTCAAGCCTTTAAAATTTAGTAATTCTAATTTTGTGAGTTTCATAGTGTTCTCCTATACAACATTAGCGTCCACATCAATGGTATGAGGTTCAATCTTCAAACGATTGGCCCATTTCATCACTGTAGAGTGAATTTTATTGTCTTTTTTTAGTTGTGCATTCGCGAATAACTTCGCTTGTACTAGATGATTAAATTTAGGTTGACCCTTTTTAACCTTATTACCAGTGGCTAGTTCTAAGCATGCAATAGGATTCATGTCATCATCCGTGACAACCACAATTGCTGCTTGCCCTTGAATGACACGGTCACGATATGAACCTACACAGTTCTTCAATCGCTTTCCATATGTCATTAAATCAGCTGCAGTTTTTGGGACCATAAAGTGCATCCCATTCATATCTGCTTGTAATTGAGGTTGAGCAGGCAATATTACATCTCCATATTCCTGCTTATTAAAGATATTGATTACTTCGTCATGGAAGTTCTTCAACTTGAATCGTTTCTTCCATAATGCCTCTTGGTATTTTGGCTCGAGTTTTGCGTGCATATCCACACAATCTTCTATAGCGCGAATGTCCTCACCTAATAGCCAACGTAATATGGTAGGTTCACCGCACCGGTTAATTAGTTGTTGCCACATAAACGTTGCATGTGGGCTTTTTAGCTTCATCGCCTTACGTACATCATTAGCATTGTGGGCCTTACCAAAATATAGGTCCGTACCTTCATGCCTACTACGCTGTAATGTGAGTATCGTGCGTCTACAATTCTCATCGTTAAAAAGATTAAGAACATCAGACATGTATACGCTCAATGGATCATCAACCATATGCTTCCGTAAGGCTCTACTGTTAGGAGCCTTATATGATTGTCTAAGCGCTGCTTGAAAGTTCATACCTTTTCTTGTAGCCCCTAGCACATCGTCATCAAATGGGATATTTGTATATCGATATAAGCAGTAAGCGTTGGTCCAATACACATATTGTTTCATTAAGCTAACAATGCTAGGCATATCAGGTGCCGATAGCTTCAGAATCATATTGAGTAGCATCGTAAAATGGTAGCCGTTTTCTTCCGTAGCACCTGGTGCCACATATACATCCTTTGTTCCATATCCGTAAGTTTCCTTCAATCGTTTTTCAAACATTAGCCGTAACGCCTTAAATGTTTTGTTTAAATACTTCCGGTTAAAATCTGTCATGGCGTATGAATCGCCAAAGAATTTCAGTACCGGCATAATCTCGTTTTCACGGATATAATCAACAGTCAATTCATGATGGATTCTAAATCTATCAATAAATGTCGCCTTACGCTTTTTGAAGTCAAATCGTAATGTTTCTGTACACATCCCTAAGTCATTTTTTTTGCCATCAAAGAAAAGCTGGATAGCTTGATATCGAATCTTCAAATCTAGGAAGTGCTTATAATTGATAACTTCGACATAAGCCGATACAGGATATACGCTCTCATCATTTATAGAGAAGTAAATTTTATGATCATAAGGATTAGAAGAGGCTCGACAATTTGGACAGGTATAGTATTTTGAACCGGTAACATATCCATTTTGATATGAATATTTACGCTGCCAGCTACCGCCAAACGTAAATCCACAATCGATATGGTGTATAGTTGTATATTCCGCACCGTAAGGAGCCTCTAGAATTACACTATCGAACATTTTGTGAATATAGGTACTGGATACAATCTCCACAGTGAATACCCCCTTTAATCACCAAACATAGCGAATAGGTCTTCTGCTTCCTTCTCTTCGACAGGTGCAGGCTCTACTTCTATCACTGGCTTTGGTTCTTCTTTAGGCTTAGACTTTTTAGCCGTAGTCTTTGCTTTCTTGCTTTTAGTTTCAGCTTCCTCCGCTTTAGGCTCTTCCTTTTGCTTTTTAGTAGGTTCTACGATTTCACAAGCTTTTACAATAGCATTGGATGCTTTCATGACACCTTCTGTATATGCTATACCTGCTTGGTATTCTTCAGCATTACCAGGGTCAAGCTCGATTGCTTTATGTAATGTATCCAGCGCCTTTTTACAGATGTCAGCTTGAGCTTTAAATTGTTGCTTAGTCATATTATTCCTCCCCTGCCATGATAGATTTCAAATCAGTGATAAGATCATCTGTTAATGAGTCACTGGATGGACGAGTAACACCGTGCTTGCCAAAAATTGCAAGTGCTTTTTTTGCTTTTACGCCGTCCTCACCCATCCATTCACGGAATTCTTTATAGAATGCTTTTTTATCTACCGGTTCAGCAGTTACATCTAATGCTGCATCCTGTTCCGGCGTTTCAATAGTAGCTGGTTCCTCAGGTGTTTCAGCAGGAGCAGGTTCTACAACCGATTCTGTTACCGGCTCAACCTTTTCTTCTTTTTTAATTTTTGTTGGCTTACCTTCGAAATCTGTTACAGGAACATCATCTGCAGGCACTGGCACTTCATTTTCTAAGATTTCTACCTTACAACCTTCAGCTTCAAGTTGATTTATACCTTCTGCAATCTTTTTACTACTCTTTTGAATTGCTTTCTTGAATGTATCCTCGAGTTTACTTTCTGCTAGTTCAAGACTGGTGCCTGCCTTTACTTTAACAATTGGCTTTTCTGACATGCATTGGCCTTGGCATTGATGATTTAATCGTTCGTTCCAATCTGCTACTTGCACTGCTAGATCGTCCAATGTATTGAATTTAATAGTTAAGATATTTTGATTTTCCATGATTTAATCTCCTTTAGAATTGAAATATTAATTCTCCATCAACTAGTTGACCTTCTACAACTTTTGGCATTCCTAGTTTTATCAACTTATCAATGACAGCTCGCTTTTGAGTAATAAAAATGCATCTGCGTTCAATCTGACTCGCCGTCGGTTTAATCACAAATGGTTCGGTCTCCACTGCAGGGGATACACATATTACTCTGTTATTAATATCAATACCGACCTTGAAATACTCTGGGCCTTTAATTTTCCGATAGGCCATCATTGATAATTTGATATAGCTCTTACATGTAACAATAGCAACTTTCATAGCTCTATCATGTTTACCGTTATGTTTTTCAAAGAAGCTAAAGTCAAATGTATTTATAGCTGGTTTTGATTTTTTCTTTGCTACAAGTTCAGGCATAATACCTCCTTTTTAGTAACGACTTAATGTGTTACAATTAACTTGGTTATTTAACTAGAGCTCGTATCTCATTGCCGTGAGTACGGGCTTTTTTACATTTATTTTTAATGTGTTCGTCATGGCATCTCTTACACACCCTAATAGCTTTTCGATTTACTTCATCGAATATATAACTATAGGTATATGGGATAATCCTTACGCCACATTTTGTACAATTAACACGCTTCATATATCACCTCCTAGAACCAAAAGGGCATCAATACAAATAGAGAAACAAATATCATGCAACTAACCAGAATGAATACAGCCAAAAATAATGCTTGCATTAATGTTTCCATTATTCACCTCCATGTTTAACTACATATAGCAACATGGCACTCGCCCATAATATCCCTATGGCCATTACTAGATCAGGTATGACAAAGCCTTGTACATCTGAACCCTCTAGCAACCCGAACATTATAAGGGACGCTATCATGATAAATTTATTCATCTTTCACTCTCCTATTCTTGCCTGGCATCGTTTCGCTAGCCAGGCATTAAACGAATCTAAATGAATTAAGCGTTTACCACCACGCTGTCCGATTTTCATGGACGGAAAATCAAAGTCTTCCGCCCATTGACGAATCACTGCAGGTGCAACGCTAGCCAGTTCTGCGGCCTCATCAACTGTGACGCAGAGTTTATTTCTATTCACGGATATCTCCTTTCGACACAATAAATACTTTTGATATAATCACCTTGAAAGGAGGTGATTATTATGGAAATGATAAATGTATCATCTTCAAATGTTTCCGCCATTGGCTATGAAGATGGCATCATTCAAGTGCGGTTCAAAAATGGATCCGTATACCAATACTTCAGCTGTAGTGAAAGTTTATTTCAATCTTTTTTGAATGCATCTTCAAAAGGGAAATTTGTGCATCAGCATTTAGTCCATAAACCACAACGCAAAATTAGATGACTAATCATCTATCGGCACGCCAATTTCGGTATTGCACACATTCACAAAAGTGTCTGTCACCAATATCGTCGTATGAGGTGTGCCGTTTTTTCTTACCCATTCCACTAATGGTCTAGCTGCTAATGCTAGTTCTTCGCGTTCTTTTGTAATGCGATCTTTTACTGCTTTCATTTAGTGTCTCCTCTCTACCGCTATTAACTTTGTTGACGGATTAAAACCCACGTCCAGCAACTACAATAATCAAAATTCCTGTTAACACGAGCCCTACAATATATCCGATGACAAACTCCATATTTTCATCTCCCATCTTTCATTTACTAAAAGGCTACTTATACTTAGGAGTTAATACAGCAATATAATGCGGCGCCGGTTCAACATCATCAGCAGTAATAACGGCGACTACTGTATCGTCATCTTCGTTTTTAATAACTATTTTTGTAAACATATCAGTATTCAGAATTGTATTTTTTGTCATGAGAATCTCCTTTCATAAGTCGCATATTATGCGACTATATTTGCAAAAAAAATTTCATTGATATCGTTGTATGTTAGACATAATGCTTTAGCAATTTTATCTACATCACTGACCGTAAAAGCCTCTCCTGACTTATTAAATTTCCTGTAAACAGTCGATTTATCGACGTTTAATATTGTTGCTAAATCTGCAATAGATACATCCTTTTCTACTAATTTTGCTTTTAATTTTCTAGTGTTCATAAATTACACCTCCTTTCAAGTCGCTTTTATGCGACATCTTCTGATTTGATATTAACCCATCGAACAATGCATGTCAACAATATTTTTCGCATTTTATGCGATTTTATAAATATTTTAAGAATAATTGTTGCATTTTTGCGATTTATATTGTATTATGTAAACAACTAGAAAGTGAGGCTTCCCATGAGAATCGGAGAACGTATAAAACAAAGAAGACTAGAATTAGGGTATACAGCTGATGCATTGGCTAAGATGTTAAATAAAAACAGAGCTACTATATATAGATATGAAAATGGTGATATTGAGAACATGCCAATTGACGTTCTTGAACCATTAGCTAAAGCTCTTAACACTACGCCTGCATATTTAATGGGTTGGACTGATTCCCAACAATCAATAGAACCTAAGCCTACTGAAGGATATTATGATGACCCTGAAGCCGCCGAATTCGCGGAATACTTACGCACACGTCCAGGGGCACGCATGCTCTTCTCCGCTGCAAAAGATATGTCTAAAGAGGACATGGAAGAAACCGTCAAATACATAGAGTTCTTAAAATCTAAACACAAGTAATACACACAAGGGAGAGTGTTATCGTTGGTTGTAAATTTGATTTACTGCGACTTACCACATGCCAATGCTGTGTCAGAGGAATGTGAAGATGTAGATACTCATAATATCTACATAAACAAAAACCTCCCTCATGATCGCATGAGAGAGGAAATTAAACATGAATTAATGCATATTATTAATGATGATTTTTACTTAGATGAACACGTGAACCTTGTCGAACAAATGGTTCGTAGGTCACATATAGATGATTCGGAATTAGAAAATATCGACTTTTATCATCATTTTAATGTGTAATTACACATAAGGGGAGAAACCATGAAGAAACTAATTATTATTGCTGCACTAGCTTTAATATCTACATTACCGGTACAGGCTGTAACATTTCAAGAGTTAAACCCATATAATGGGTATATGCAGATTCCAAATCCTATGGGCGAAATTCAATTCATACCTATTGAATCATTAGTGACCGAAAAGGACAATGGGAACAAATTAGAAATCATTCTACCTGTATATGGCTATAACAACGGAGATACTGCTATATCAAGTTCTACCAAACGATTTACTTATGATTTTATAAATCATACAATCACAATGGAAATCATAGAAACTACATTCTACGATGGTAGAACCGGTCGCGTTATATTCCATTCATTTATTAAGAAACCTAAACGCGTTGAATTACAACCTAATACGTATGGATATCTAGAAGCTATGGGTGCCCTAGGAAATGCACAGCGCACTGGTAAGTACACGCCTAAAACACAAAACTAATAAAAAAAGCCCCTACTCTGCTACCAACAGAATAGGGGCCATGATACACACCTTAGAGGCATATACCAAAGAATACTATTATTATACCACAAAACCTCTAAGGCTTATTTAATATACCCAAATTTAGGCCTAGGAGGTTATTTTTATGGCAAAAAAGAGAGCCGATGGACGATACCAGGTATCGAAAACCATCAACGGTAAGCGTAAATTCTTTTATGGCACTACCAGGAAAGCAGCCATAGAAGCTATGGAGAAATACATAAATACTAATCAATCATGTGCTAATTTCGATGATACTATTTCATTAAACACCTGGATCAATATATGGTTACAACTAAAGGAAAAAAGAATCACACCTGCCACCTATCAAAGCTATAATGGAATCATTAATCGCTATATTAGGAGTAAAATTGGCGGTGTAAAACTGGCAGAAATTAAGCCAAACACTTTGAGATATGTGTTTGAATCTATGAATGGATTGTCATCACGAACGATATCTTATACTATGACAATACTTAGCTCGATATTGGAACAAGCTGTAAAGGATGATATCATCCCAAAGAATTATATGAGAAACCTAGATAGGCCGAAGCAAGTAAAAGTCAGACATATGGTAACGCTAACTGCAGATGAGGTTAAAGGTTTCCTCGCTAATATATCTAACACAGAGCACCACGCACTATTCAAATTAGCATTTGCATCTGGTATGCGGCGGTCTGAATTATTAGGCTTAAGATGGTCGGATATTGATTTTAAGAAATCAACTATATCTATTTCACAAACAGCCCTCAAAATCGGATCTACTGCAGTTATATCTAATACAACTAAGACCACATCCTCAAAACGGATAATTGCCATTGATACGGAAACACTCCAGGAGCTTATGAAGCATAAAACGGTCATAGACAAGCGCAGAATTAAAACCATGAACTGGATTAATAATAATCTTGTATTTCCTGGTATAAAGGGTGCTCCTCGCTGTCCTGATGAAGTCAGCAAACTATGTAAAAAATACGCCAATTTAATCGGTAAGCCATCTTTTACTATGCATGGTACTAGACATACCCACGCCACCCTTCTCATTGAAAATGGGGCCAATATGAAAGCCATACAGGAACGTCTAGGACATGCTTCATTCCAAGAAACGATGGATACCTACTCACATGTGACACCTAAAATGGAAGATGACATCATAGAACGTATTTCTAAAATATTCTGATGTCAAAATGATGTCAAACCACGCAAGACTTTATGATGTCAAATCATAACCACCCGTAGAACGGGTGGTTTGCTCTGACCCTATAAGGGTCTTTCTCTAGTGGTAGCCCTCTAAAGAGGGCTTTGAATGATCTGACAACCACTCTATTACCACTGGCTGCCCCCTACTCGGGGGCTTTTATTTTGCCTATTTTACCGGCTCACCCGTAAACGGGTCGGTATATTCTTTAAAGTTTAATGTATCTTGTGCTATATCTTCTTGTAGTTGATTGCGAATATACTCTTTTATCGCTCCTTCGTATCTTCCCACCGTATCCACATAATATCCTCTACACCAGAAATGTCTATTTCCATACTTATATTTTAAATTTGCGTGTTTATCGAATATCATGAGGCTACTTTTGCTTTTTAAATATCCCATAAAACTTGATACACTTAAATGTGGTGGAATAGTTACTAACATATGAATATGATCTGGACAGCATTCTGCCTCTATAATCTCTACATTTTTTCTATTACATAAATCTCTTAAAATTTTACCTACATCAGCTTTTATCCGACCATAAATTATTTGTCTTCTATACTTTGGTGCAAAAACAATATGATATTTACATCTCCATTTACTATGTGATAAGCTTTTTACGTCATTCATTGACATTGAACCTCCTATGTTGAAATGTTGTGG